GCGAGTGACAGCAGGCCAGCACTGCTACCGGTCGCTGCTGCCTGCACTTGCAATAGCGCCAACCCGGCCCGCGCCGACTGAAACGCCACCTGCGCTGCCAGGATCGGCCCTTTGACGAAGGTCCAGGCATAGCCCAGTGCGATGGTGGCCACCTTCAGGCCCAGCACGGCACCCACAGTACCCACCACCACCTGGGTGACGATAGGAAAGCGTTCGGCGAGATTGGCCAGGCTGTCGATGGGCGCCATCAGCGCGCCCACCAAGTTGTTCAAGGCCGGCAGCAGCGCATTGCCCACCGTAATGCCCAGCCGGCTCATCTGGTTCTTGAGGAGCTGCAGATTGTTGGCGGTGGTGGCCGAGCGCGCCTCGTACTCCTTCTGCATCGAGCCGGCGTAGGCGGTCTGATCGGCGACCAAGCCCACCGCCTTCTCGTAGGTGTCCATCGAGCCCACCAGCTTGGCGATGTCGTCGGCGTACTCCATGCCGAAGAGATCCGACAGCGTGCCCATCAGGTCCGGGGCCTTCTTCACTTGTTGCAGGAAGGTGGTCAGTGCGCCTTGGGCATCGCGCTGGATCATCTTCTTCATAACCTCGGCCGACAGTCCGATGTCCTGCAGACCCTGCTGAAACTTCTCGTTTTGCTTGTCGGCGGTCGCGAGCTTCATCAGCAGCGCATTGATGCCGGTGGCGGCGACCTCGGGTGGGGTCTTCAAGGCGAGGAAGGTCGCGCCCAAGGCATTGAGCTGCGCGCCTGACAGGCCGAAGAGTTTCGCCGTCGAGCCCGCCCGGTTGGCGATATTCAGAAGATCGGATGCCTTGGCATCCATGTTGTTGGACAGGTGGTTGATCGCATCGCCGAGCTTCACCACCTCGTCCTGGGTGAGCCCGAAGATCGAGCGCAGACCCGTCATCGCCGCCCCAGCCTGCTGGCCCGACAGATCGAAGGCCACGCCCATCTTGGCGGCATCCTCGGCGAAGCGCAGCAACTCCTCGCGCGCAATACCCGCCTGACCAGCGGCCGCCACAATCGCCCCTATACCGTCAGCGGCCATCGGGATGCGCGTCGACATCAAGAGCACATTTTTCGACATCTGCCCAAACTGCTGCGGGGTGTCGAAATTGACCACCTTCTTGACGTCAGCCATCACCGACTCGAACTGGACAGCGGGCTGCACCAGGCCATAGAGCGCGCCGCCCAAGGCCACCGCATCCATCATCTGGGCGCGGTAGGCGCTGCGGTTCTCCAGATTGCGGGCTTGGGCCTGCTGGGCGCGGGTCAGGGCTTCAGTGCGGGCGCGCAGGGTCTCCAGCTGGCTGCCCAGGCGCGCAGACTCGGTGCCCATGGCGCGGGTGTTCACCCCAGCGCGCTGCAGCGACCCCGAGAGTTCATCCACGGCTGCGCGCTGGCGACGGTAGGCATCCTCGGCTCGCGCGGCGGCCGCACGGGCACGCTCGAGTTCACGGGCCTGCTTGGCGGTAGCGCCACCATCCTGCCCGGCGATGTTGGCTTCCAGTCCGGAGACTTTCTGCTGCGCCGCGCGCATGGCCAGCGCCGCATCTCGGGCTTGGGCACGCAAGGTCTCCAGTTGCTTGATGCCGGACTGCTTGTTGCCCAGCTCCGCCATCGTGGAACCCAGCTGGTTCAACTGCGCCTGGGCACCACGCACTGCCGACCCCAAGGAGGCCGCCAGCGTGGCACCGATGCTGATCTGAACAGGATGGGCAGTGGCCATGGCGAACCTCGGGGAACGACAAAATCAGGATGTGGCCGTGGCGGATGACAGCCGCCGCGCCAGTGACAAGGCCTCGACCAACTCGCTCACCTCCAGGGTGAGCAACTCGGATCGAGGCCAGTGGGTGTAGAGGGCGAGCTCCACCACGAGGGCGGACAGCTCTCCCGGATTCACTGCAAAAAACCACCCAGCACCTTCTGCAGCTGGGCGTAGTCCTTCATGTCGAGCAGGTGGATCGCGGCGGGCGGTAGTTCAGCCAGATTGGCAATCAGCCGAATCTCGCGCTCGGCGTCCGTGCCGGCCGACTTCTGCGCCGCCAAGTGGTCGCCCACCGTGGGTCGGCGCAGCGCGATCTCCTTGATCGGCAGACCATCGTGCTCAATCGGAAAACTCAGCGTGATGCGTTCAGAGGTGTTCATGGATCAATCTCCTCACAATCCAATGGCAGTACGAATGGCCTCCATCTGATCGACACCGCCGACCTTGCGCACCAGGTTCACGGCATCGATCTCGATCAGCTCTTCTTCGTTGATGGCGAGCTTGTAGTAGCGCGCCGCGACCATCACGGTCAGCGTGCTCTTGTCGCCGGGCTTCCAGGTGCCGGGATCGAGCTCCTTCCAGCCGCCGCGCAGATGGACCACCACCGGCTGCGCGGTCTGGCCCTGGGCCTGGATGGCGCCGCGCAGGGTGAGCTGGGCTTCCGAGACGTCCAGCAGCCCGAAGAGCTTGAAGAGTTCTGGATCGTGGTCCGAGATCGTGAGCTGCGCTTCGAGCTTCTCCATGCCGAGGTCGAGCTCCACCGGCAGGTCCATGCCGCCGGCGCGGTGCTCCTCGGTCTTCAGCGTGAGCTTCGGGAGCTGGATTTCGTCGACCCGGCCGGCGTAGCCGCGCCCATCGACAAAAAGGTTCATGTTCTTCAGAACACGGGGCAGTTCGATGGCCATTGCGGGATCTCCTTACAGAATCTCTTCCAAGTAATCGCCGACCAGGTGCGAGCGAAACACGATGTGCTCGGCCGGGTAGGGCGCCGTGAAATCAAAGTCGAAATACACCCGCCCATCCGCAATCGACTCCGGGGTGTTGAGCTCAGGATCGGCCCAGCAGCGCCCCCCGAGGATGGCTGAGCGGGCCTTCAGCTGGCGCAGGTAGGCGTTGGTCATCTCCACCACCTCGTCGATGTAGGTGCGGGTGATGTTGCGGTCCACCGCCCACAGGTGCGCACGCACCAGGGACTCGTTGATCATGTCGGCGGTGCGTCGAACACTGAGGAAAGCCCAGCGACTGTCGGTCGCGCAGCTGCGGTTGCCCCACAGGCGAATGCCGTCCTGGGCGATGAAGGTCGTGACCGAGAACTCGTTCAGGTAGTTGGCCTGGGTGTCCGGGTCGTTGATCACCCAGGAGATGGGCCGCGCGGTGCGCAAGACACCCAACACCACCTGATTCGACGGGCTGAACCAGAAACCCCGGTTCTCGTCCGATTGCGCAATCAGACCAGCGACCCGCGCCGAGGGTGGTTCGGCCACTTCCGAGCCATCTTTCTTACGCACCACCAGCCAGGGATCGACCAGGTAGGCCCGGTCCGAGCCGAACTGGCTGCGGTAGTCGATGGCCGCTTCGTCGTTGGTGTTGGGGCCATCGAGCACCGCAATCGCCCGGGTCTTGTTCGCCACCGACAGCAAGGCATCGGCCACCGGCTTGAACTGCGAGAAGCCGGGCGCAATCAGGATGCGCGACTTCATCTCGGCACGGGTCTGCATCAGCGCGGCAATGCCTGAGAGCTGACCGGTTTCGGCGTCCTGGCCACCGATGACATGGCTGATGGTGGCTTCCAGCGTGTCGCCCTCGGGCACCCGCACCACGTAGATGAAGGGACTGGCCTGGTCATAGATGCCGGCAATCGCCCAGGGGAGCGTGCCGGATGCCCCCAGGTGCGCAGTCAGGCGTCGGTTGGTGACCAGTACCGGGACGTTGAGCGGGAACGGCTCGTCCATGCCGCCGACCAGCGGTTTGGAGCCCAGGGTCGAAGCCAGGATGCCGGCGCCGGTGCCCTCCACCACTTCAGCGATGATCAGGTCTGAGGCCGCCTCGTGGGCATTGAGCGCCGCGACCACCTCGGCAGCGGTGCTGGCGCGCTGGCCAGCCTCGTCGCTCGCGAGCGTCACCAGGATCAGCGTCATGCCGGGTGTGCGGGTGTCGAGCGTGATCGCCAGCGGCTCGTTCGGGGTCGTGGCCGGGCGCAGTTCCAGGCGCAGGCTGTTGCCCACGATCCCGGCTGCTTTCGCGCGCACCGTGAAACTGGCGTCGCCCGAACCGACCGTGAGGGTCGCGTGCCGGGCAGGGGCCGCATCGGGTGCGGTACCGACCAGGCCAATGACCGAGGACTTGACGGTGCGCACCGTGCGCCCGCCGTCCTCGATCTCGATGAGTTCAATACCGTGCAGGAATCGGTCTGCCATAGCGGTTCTCCACAAACAAAAAATCCGCCAATTGGCGGAATAAACGGCGGGGTGCGAGTGCAGCGTCGAGGTTCAGGCCATCGGCTTACCCTCGTCAGGCTCGATGGACTTCTCGCAGTGGTTCGGATCGAGTCGGTCCAGCAGCCGACAGAAAATGCAGGCCCAGCGCTTGCCCTCACGGGCGGCTTTGCCTGCGCGGCTCGAGAGCGTCTCGTCCTCGTGTCCGCCGAAGGCGGCATTGGCCAGTTGGTCGTGGGCGACGGCCAGGGTCCAGGCCCGTCGGCTTCCGGCCAGTGCGGCGATGAGCATCCAAACGGAAGCGACCACTGCTGCGATCTGGCACAGTCCCCACAATCCGAGCAGTTGCAGTCTGCGCATCATGAGCTGGCCTCCTCGACCTCTTGTTCAGGCCAGCCTGTCTGGATGTCGTAGTCCGCCAGTGCCTGCACATCGCCACGGTCGGCCAACGCCCGGATCGCATCCTTGTGCGCCCAGGCCGCTGCGTAATGCGCCGACACCCACTGCATCACCGCCAGGCCAAACTGCACCGCTTCGGCACCGGTCAGTGTATGGGTCACATCCTCGGCGTCGCGGAACGACACGGTGTCGCTACTCCCAGCCGCCATCAGCGCGGTGCCGGCCGTGGCCACCGCATTGACATTGACCGTGTCGCGCTCATGGCGCAGTTGCACGGTGCCGGTCGTGCCATCCGGGAAGGGATGCGGCTTGCCGCGCGCGATACGGGCATCGCGCTCCGCATCGACGGCAGCGAGCCGCTCGCGCAGCTGCTGCGCCTGCTGCATGACTTCTTGGGCAACCTGCGCAGCTTTCTCCTCGGCTGTCGGCACCAGCGTCCAGCCGTTGCCGTTCTCCCCGTCCCACTTTGCGGCTTTGCCCCGTGGGATCTTGGGCGGCGCGGTAAAGGTCCAGCCCGCTGGGGCCGGCTGACCCGGTTCAATCTCGGCGGTCTCGCCCAGGAAACCGTGGTCGATCTGATAAATCGTTCGCATCGTGGATCTCCTTACTGGGCGCGGACGTAGTAGCGGTAGCCACCTCGGCTGCTGCTGTCGGTGCTGTAGAGCCAGCCGGTCTGGTTGCCATAGGCACCCACCGCCCCGAATTCGCCGGTGCTGGTCGGCAGCCGAAACTCGGTGGTCAGGTTGTAGCTGTAGAGACTCGCGCTACTGGCCACATTGACGTAGTAGCTGCTCGACTGCTGGGTGAAGTGCAGCCAGCGCCCCCCGGGCAGCGGTAACAACCAGTAGCCATAGATGGACGTGCCGTAATTGCTGAAGTAGTTGTTGGCGTACAGGCGCCCGGTCACCAAGTCGAACAACGCGAAGTCGTAGTAGTAACTCCCGTTACTGGACTCGGCGATCAACCAGACGAAGCGGTCACCGGTGTAGTTGAGACGACGCAGCACGATGCTGGTGCCCCAGCGCGAGGGCCGGCTGTTGCGCTTGAACGCGATGAAATCCCGGGTCTGTACCAGGGTCAGGGTGCCCAGCCCCGAGTAGAAGCCGAAGCTGCCGGTGGCCGGATGCACCCACATCCGCGCCAGCGTCCCGGTGGCCCCAAGGATCTGGCTGGCGGTGGCGACCTGTTCCCAACTGCTGAAATCGGCCGTGCGGAACACGGCATTGGCACTGGCCGCGTAGAAAAAGCCGCCCACAAAATGGATGCTACCGGCGATCAGCGTGTGCCCGCTGGGTTGATTGACCGCCGTGACAGTCCCGTCCTCGGCGATCAAGAGCAACTGGTTGCCGTAGTGGACGATGCCGAGGCCGTTCTCCACATAGGAAGGCTGGCCGGTGTCCTGGCGATTGAAGCTGCCGTTCGAGCGCAGCTGCACGGCGTGATCACCCCAACTCGAGGCCCCCTCGAAGACCTTGCTCCAGGTCGTGCCGGCATCCGTGGTGCGATAGAGCGCGTTCCAGCTGCTGCCGTTGTCGACCAGCAAGTAGAGACTGTTGCCGAACCGCAAGGCGCCCCGGGCCTGGGTGATGCGCGTATCGAGCGTGACGGTGAGATTGACCTCGCGGGTGATCGCCGTCGCGCCGTCTTGCACATACTTGAACAGGATCTGGGCGGCCGCCGACTTCTTGTCGATGAAGGCCACGCCCTGTGCCAGCCCCACCACGATGCTGTTCCAAGTGGTGTCGAATTGATCGCCACCCCCTGTCACAACCCCTGTCCAGGCCCCGAATGTTGCAGCGGTGGTGAATTGACAGCGCACCAAGGCCGGGCTGGGGGCCGAGTCGTAATTGACCCAGCCCACGGTGCGGCCCGAATCCGAGATCGCTGGCCAATAGGGACCGTTGTAGGCCAGGTTGCCCAACGTGGCATTGGCCCAGTTCTGCCCGCCGTTGTTGGAATACTGGATGCCGTTGGAACCCGAGCGCACGATCACCACTCGCTCGCCATTGACCGCGGCCGCACGGTTGCTGCTGTAGCCGGGCGACTCACCGGAGAGCACCGTATTGCCGACCGAAGGCGTGGGCAGGTTGTTCGGTGACTGCCCCAGCACCTCGAAGAGCTCCGGATAGTCCGCGATCAGGACGGTGCCGCCCTCGGCCGGCAGGTAGCGGCTGGTGTCCATATTGGGGTGGAGCAACGCGATGCCGCCAATCGGGATCTCGCCCGGGAAACGCCAGGCGCCATCGCCACGCAGGAAGCGCCGGTCTTCGCCGGCCTGCGGGGCGGGGACCATCCCGAGCGAACCCATGGTCGACGGGGTTGCGCCCCCGAAGGCGGCGTAGCGCTGCACTTCCTGGCTGAGTTCGTTGAATTTGAGATCGCCTTGCTGGGCGACCCGATCCACCTGGGTGTCCCCGGTGGCGACGATTTCGGCCGATTTCAGATCAGCGGTAGCGATGAGTTCAGCTTTTTGCTGCTGGCCGGTGTCGATCACATCGAACACCGTGGCCTGGCCACCGACCGCCTCGACGGCCTTGGCCAGCATCACGATGTCCTCGGGCGTGGCACTGGGCGCCAGGGTGTCGATGCGGGTCTGGATCGCATCGATCTGGGCCTGGAGTTGGGTTGAAATGGGCATAGGGCGTCCTCTCAAAGATCGAGATTGAGGAGTTGGTTCAACTGCAGGCGACGGATGCGACGCAGCACCTCGGTGCTGACTTCATCGAGCGCCTCGGCCACCGCCGTGGTGGTGGCTGTCAGCGCCGTCGCCACCTCGCTGCGCGTTTGCGCCATGGCTGCCTGCACCTCGCTGCGTTGCGCACCGAACCCGGCATCAACCGTCACCAAGGCCTGGCGCAGGCGCAGCACATCCTCCGAGAGCAGGTGATCGGGGTGAGGCAGCGGCAGATTCAGCACCGGGGTGCGCTCAAGATCCATCGCTCACCTCCCTCAGGTCACGATCACGCGCAGATTGCGCACGAAAGGCCGGTGCGCAGGCGTGCCTGACAGCGCCAGCTTCACCCGCGTGGTGCGGTCGGCCCCGACCCCGACCAGGCTGGTGGCCTTGTAGGTGCGCTCGACCCAGCCGTTGCCGACCTCCACGCCCTTGTCCAAGGTCAGGGAAGCGAAGCTACCCGGCGTGCCCGACTCGGCCTGCACCGCCACGCTGGACGTTCCCGGCGTGAGTGCATCGAAGGTCACCGACACATTGAAGGTGGCCGCAGCGGGAATCGCCCGGGACAGGTAGTCCCCGGCCGCTTCCAGGGTGCCGAACACCAGTTGCGTGCCTGGGTACAGGATCGGGCTTGCCATCTCGGTACCCGTCAGCTTGGCCGACACCGCGAGGTTGCCCGAGAGCTTCTCGGTGAGCGCCAGCCCCTGGTCTTCCGACAGGGTGTAGATCCGCCCTTGGGTGTCGGTTGCCAGGAACTGCACATCAGTGCCAGCCGCCGGACGCTCGACGCCCGCGAGCGCCATCACATCTGACAGATTCGTCACCGCGTACTGGCCCAGAGAGACCGTCTTGCTGGTCTGCGTAAACCGGCAGCCGAGCAAGCGGAAGGTCAGGTCCTGGGTCTGATGCGGCGTCCAGGTGATGCCATTGGAAGACGAGAGCAGCACACCAATCTGGTACGGCTGCGCGGTGACCCAGCCGGTACGCGGGTCGTACTTGCCGAGTTCCGCCACCGAAACGGCGTGGTTCGCATCGTCAGTGAGCACCACGAGGGCGTACTCGCGGTTGGCCT